GTTATAGTACCAGTAGCTCTATTCCTTTGAACAGGAAGGTTTAGTTCCGTATATAGAAACTCCTTCATTTGCTTATGGGAATTAGGATTAAGGTCGTGTCCTACAACAGCTATTAACTTCGTCTGCATTTCCTCTATGTTTTTAGTAAGAGTAGCATCTATCTCTGCACGTTTCTTCATATCAATACGTACACCCCTGCGTTGCATTTCCATTAAAGGTTTAATCAATGGGTGGGAATATTCTCTATAAAAATCATGGGTTCTAAATTCCTTAAGTTCCTTTTCTATTTCCATAGCACATTCCCAAGTTGCAACAGTATCTAGACAATTATACTTCCATAGTTTATCTGGTCCACCATGTCCACTATCTTTATAGTATGGACGGAGAGTGTATATAGAACATAGGAAATCCAAACCCTTCCTAAGCTCTGGGTATATACAATGAAATGCTATCATAGTATCCATCCAAAGATTAACAACTTTGACTCCCCATTTATCTCTTAAATAGGTCATATCAAATTGAGCATTTTGTGCTATAAAATTAACGGTAGGGACTAGGAATAGCTCTCTTATTTTCTGCACGATAGCTAGTTCTTCCTCAGGTGTCCACCAGGAATTTCCACTATAACATATAGGGATACATACAGAATCTTGTTTAGAATATGCAAAACCTATACATGTTATTTGGTCACCTCTATCAGTTTCAATATCAAAGGTAACATATTTTTGAGATTTCAGAGCTTCAATACAAGCAATTGCTTGCTCAAAGGTAGGATTGATTATAAAGTTGTCTTTATAAGGGTGGGGGAATTCAGGGAACTTGGATTGCTCCTTAATCCTGTGAAAATCCATAACACTTACAGGACGAAACTCATACTGACGCATTATCATTGCAGGGTGCAGAGCAGGAATAACCTTAACTCCTTGACACCCTAGGATACTTCCTCGTAGTAAAGTAATGCCTCTTTTACCAGTAAGAGCATATAGGGATTCATTACCTAAAGCAACAACCAAATTAGGCTTGTGTTTCCTAATGAGATTGTTTATTCTATCATGGGCATCTAGTAACTTCTGTGTTGGTACTCGTTTACTTTTATCCTTATAGAATACCCCAAAGTCATTCTTACTTGGGCGTTCTTGGATAACATTATCTATGTAAATATCATCTCGTTTAATTCCAACTGTGCGTAAGATACCATCTAGTATCTGCCCAGAACCTCCAACAAATGGACGACCAGTTCTTTCCTCATTAGCTCCTGGACATTCGCCTACTAGCCATAGCTTAGAGCTTAAAGCTCCTTCTCCAAAAACCTGCATAGATACTCCTTATTTTAACGGCTTACCACACTCAGGACAAAACCCTACATTATTAGGTATTTCCTCTCCACAATGTGGACATATAATAGTGTCTTTATTCTTGGTCATTGCTTAACCTTTTACAAATAGCCATATGGTATGCTTCATCTTTCTCAACTACAATAGCTCGTCTATTGGTATCTCGAGCAGATTCAGCAACCACACCACTACCAGCAAAACCGTCAAACACTATCTCACCAGGTAAACTAAGCAGGTTTATAAGTTCTCTTATAAGTTCTGCGGGTTTCTCAGAAGGATGTATCTTTGTATTACTTGGGACTCTCTTGGTATTAAATACATCACAAGGAGTACCATTTATTTTCCGTGTTCCTTTACGTGCATGAACAAACACCTCATAGGCATGGGTGAATGTTGTTCCTTGAGATGCATATGAACCACTACCCTTGTTCCATATAAGTGGCATGTGGTATACCCAGAAACCATGTTTTTCTAATAACTGCTTAATGCGAGGAAACTTATCTATACCACAGAAGAATACTGCGTGTCTATCATTCTTAAGCACCCTAGTGAGTTCTGCAAAAACCTTATCTAAGAGGTCAAATGTTTCAAAATCCCCATCTGCATAGGTCTTCTGTAATGTACCTTTACCAAAAGTTCCAGCGTTGTTAATATCAATACCATATGGAGGATCAGTAAGTATCAAGTCAACACTCTCTGCGTCCATAGTCTTAAGATAATTTAAGCAATCATCATGTATAACATTAGGAACATCTAGGATACCTTTATGTTTAAGACGTTTAGCTAGTTCCTGTTGTAACATAGCTTCCTGTTTCATCTTAAGTTTCTTATAAGCTGTAGTCTTGGATTTCTCCTTCATCAGTTCTGGGAAGGCTCTCATACCCCTAGCCAACTGAATGTCCATTGATACAGTTCCTAGGGATTCCCCTAATGCAGCTGCAGTATCTTTCAACTTCCAACCACCAGAGTCATGCCCTTTAATTGCAGACCCCTGTAACTTTTGCTTAAGTACATGCAATTGATTTTTAGCACTAACTTCTTCCTGCCAAGTGAATGCCTTGCGTTGGATATTCTCTTCAAGTTCTATTTCTTTCTTCTCTAACTCACTTAACTCGTTTATATGTTTGACCTCAATATCCTCTGCCTTAAGGAACTGGTGAGCTCTAAAACGACGTTCTCCTGCGATTAAACCATTATTCTCGTCAACAACTATTGGATGTATAAGTCCATACTTTTTAATAGAAGCTGCGAGAACATCTATATCAAGGAATTCCTTTCGGAATCTATCACCAACGGTGATGTCCTTCATTTTTAGTTTCATTTATCCTCCTTGGTGGTAAGACATTTTAGCATTAATAAAGTACCACAGGTGTTACACCATCCAACATCATTAAGGGAAACTGATTCACTAATGTTGGTACTGTGACATACTGGACATACACGCTTCATATAATCCTCCCACTTATAAACACCTTACCCCTTGCCTCTGCGTGAGTCATTATTTTACCGTCTAACTCTACTTTACCATCAAGGGCTAAGCCATCTATTCTTACTAACTTGTTGTTTGAATCCTTAACTATTTTGTACTTTCCATCGGGGATTTTAACCTTGGGCTTTGTAGTTGTGGTTGTTACAGCTGTTGGCATATCTGCTACTAATGAAGGGGAAAATACTGATGGTATCTGCACTGTTGCTGTAGTTTCTGGAAGTCCATCAATGACCTTATCTAATATAACTTTAGCACAACCAATCTTTACTAGAGTGTTATCAGGTGTCATATCTTCTTGGTCTAACATTTTGCTTATTGCTTCTAACATTTTCCTTAACATAAAAACTCCTTTTCATAATTTCAAAAATTGAACTTGTGGAGAGGCTGGCAGTTGAATAAGCCCTTATTGGTGAGATAAGGTTTGGTTCTTCTGCATTCTTAGCGTTATAAATTCTAAGTTACAGGCTACCACGCCACAACCTCTCCTAAGTCCCTTAGTTATTTAACTGGGATGAATTTCTTGATCTCGTTAGAGAAAACACCCTGGTATTCCTTAATACCTACCTGTGCATCTAACTCTGCACCAATCATAGTATCGGTATCTAGGTCTGCCCATGCTATACCTAGAGCATCAGTTAACTGACGTAACCTGAATTGAGCTCCAACTTTAAGTGTTGTGATCTCAAAGATATGACCAGGTTTCCCCTTACCATTTATTGTACCTATGTTTGGGTCAGCTAATTCCAATTCCCAATTAAGGTAAGGTCCAGCAGGTCCTTGTCTCTCATCAACCTTAACTATCCTTAGACGATACTTACCTGCTTCTACGTACCCAAAACCTGTTGCTTCTGTGGTCGGATCAACTGTAATCTTCATGTAAATCTCCTTGTTTCTACTAAATTATTATATTAAATCACCCCTGATGTTTATCCTCTGTATTATCACCTCCCCGAGGTTTAGCATCCTTCTTATGTTCTTCTAACCATTCCTTACGACGCAGTGCTTTCTCCTGAGCTTCAATTTCTTCAAAGACATTTTCTGCGTCGGACATTCCAGGAATATATTTTTTCTTATCCATTATTTACTCCCATAAATTTTACTAAAGTCTGCTTCTACCATCTTAGGTAAATCCCTTGAGGTTCTACAACTACGCATGGAGTCTCCAATAGTATTCATTTCATAAGTTGCCTTATCTCCTCGGATAGTCTTCTGCATGTAATACACTTCCTCAAAGTCCTTACCAATCTTACCTGCCATTTGACCATTGATTAAAGGTCGATAGCTAATCTTACCAGTAAGTTCGTCTTTATCAGCTTTCTCATGGCAAATAAAAATTACATTAGCTGGTAATCTTAATAGGGTATTGTTGACCTCTTCATAGTTTGAGAGTAGAGCTCCATATAAAGGTAAGGTCATAGTTGCAGTTCCATTAACAGCCATTAATAATCTGCGGATATGCTCATCCATAGTTGTGTAACTGTCTAGGACAACAGTATTAATCTTTACCTTTGCTCCCTTGTGTTCAACAATACATTTGTCTGCAACAAGCTTCTCAATCATATCAACGAGGTTCATATAACCTAGTGGTCTCTGCACGGTCATTTTCTTCCCAGGCTTCATATCAGAAGTTGCTAGTCTCTTAAGTCCCATAGTTGATAGAGGTTCCTTTAATGCCCATTGGATTAGTTGTCCAGAGTCCATCTTAGACTTTAAGTTAACCATCTTATGTAGTTTGTTGTCGGTGTCTAGATATAGAACTGGACCTGGAGCTGTAGATGCAGCTGTTGTTTTCCCAGAACCCCAGTCGCCTATTAGCAGGCATGAGAAATAGTTCATTTAATTACCTCCAACTTTTTTTCATCTCTAGAGAATAAAGTTAACTCAAATGTAGTGTCTTTTGTTTTAATAATGTAGTTCTTTACGTGCGTTTTCGTTTCCAAATCCATACCCATTCCAAGCTTATGTGACTTCTTTTCTTCTAGTCCTTCTACATCATGTATACTCATAGATATAAGATTCATTATTTATTCTCCTCTTTTGGTTGGGCATAAGGTTCCCATTTACTAACAACATATTCCCTTTCAATAGTTCGTTCATCTGCTCCATACTGACATAGCATT